GGTATCAAAACTGATCCTGGCCACTTCCGCTCCCTCTAGATGTAAATCCGGCGGGTGCGGTTCAGCGGCCAAAACGGGGGATGTACGTCCCGCCCCAGCACAATGAACCGCACCCTATTTCTGATCAAAATCGACTACTGACCTGCGCTTGCAAATGCCTGATTCATGGCCTGCGCCGGTTGGTCCGGTGGGGACATATCCGGGAAGTGCTCATAGGCTTTTGCGAACCCGTCAGTGATCGACTTGTAAATCTTTTGGAACCCGACCAGGTCGTGCTCCGTAATCGCTTCAGCTTTGCGTTTAAGCTTGTTTTCAATGGAGGAGCGGCTAACCCCAAGCTTCTCGAACGACTCAAGCATGGCCTGGATTCGAGCGGCTAGGGGGCGATCGTTGCGGCTGGCTAGTGTCTTCTCGCACTGCTCGATTGCCGCTTCGATAATGTCGCCAGGGATGAGCCCGAGGATGCACGCGCGCAGGCGCCGGGCGCCGTTGTTGGCGACAAGCTCATAGATATCGCGAACTTCCGTTAGTTTGTAAGAGCCCTTCTTCGTGTTCCGAACGTGCGGTACGGTGAAGATCTTCTCTTGCCGGACGTTGGTCTCAATGTCCCAAGCATATGCCTGCGCCGTAGACTCGCCGTTCTCCTGGCGAAGCTCGCGCACACCAAAGATTAGATTGCCGAACTTTTGCGCGATCGCTTCAGCAAGGCGAATGCTTGGCCCGGTGACGGTCTCATTGCCGCGAGGAAACGCATACATGGCTGACTCAGCAAGTTGAATGCGCTTGCAATCGGCAATGACAGCGGTCTTCACTCTTTCAATGTCTCGCGGAAACTGGCGGGCGATGATGATTTGCCCCTGAACCTCTTGCACTTCGCGCGAGACGGCAACCTGCATCAAACCGGTTTGTTGTGGAGCCGCTGGCTGTGCCTGTAGTGTTGTTGTCATGTCGTACATCCTTTTTGTTGTTTAAACGCCGTAAAACCTCGAGAGCCCCATCGTGACGAACTCTTGCGGGTAGGCTGGCCAACTCTCTTTCGCTGCGCAGTTGAGAAATGAGGTAAGTGCCGCGCGGTACTCGGCGCGACCGGCTTCGATCAGAGTGTCGTCGGCGGCGTAGAAGGCGATGGCATAGGGGCTGCTTTTTTCGACGGCTACCCAGCCGAAGCTTTTGACGTCGGAGCCCATGGCCTTGCGAAAGCCATCGAGATAGAAAGCCGCCGAAAGGTGATACTTGTAGATTTCCGATTGCCGTTGGAAGGCGCGGAACGTGGCGTCGGTTGTCGTCTTGAGGTCGATAATGATGCCGGCGTTCAGGTAATCGGCGCGAGCCCTGCAAAGTATCCCAGTCTCTTCGTCGACCCAGTATGCTGACACCTCCGCCTTGCCTCCTGAGAGGACGCGGCTTGCGAGAGTGTTGGCCTCGACTGACTTGCGGAGGTTTGAAACAAGGTCGTGGTCTTTCCGGCTGGCGATGTCTTTGCCGGCCGCTTCACGCGAGAACGCTTCGAATGTTGCCTTGCCCTCTTTGGTTCGCTTGTCGCACTCGGGAGCAACGGCAACCTCGCGCTCGTACCTCTCGGGCTCCAGGATGCCAACGTGAGCCAGCCGACCTTGACGCAGGGCTTCGCTGTCGCGTTCCTCTGCCATGTACGCCTTGAAGTGAGCTGGCGACGTCAGCATCGCTTTTAGGCCGGTTGAGCTGAGGCCTGGTCCCCCGTGGTAGAGGTCTATCGGCAAGTCGAACAGGCCAACCAGTTCGCCTTTTGATTCGAGATCCTGAAGTTCTTCAATTGTTGAGATCTTGCGCATTGGTACATCTCCTTTGCGGGGTTGGTGTGGTGCCCTGTTTGTTTATTGGGCATGTCGTTTTACGCCATGTATACTTGATAACTACGGCGTTATAAAGTATAAACTTTAACTGCTTGCCCATGTATTTAAAATGCATGGGAAAAATGGCACCAATCTTTGCCCGAAATTTGAAGACTTTGCGCGTAGCTCGTGGGCTTACCCAAGAAGGGCTGGCGCAGCTTACTGATTTGAGCTGGGGCTCAATTGCTCGCATGGAAGGCGGCAAACAATGGTTTGGTTTAAAGACGCTTGGAAGTCTTGCAAAGGCTCTCGAAGTCGAAGAGTCCGCCCTGTTTTTCGATCCTGATCTAGTTCCCAACAAAGACCTGATTAATCTGATACCGAAACGCGACCTGTTGAAGGTCATCGCCTCCGCCATGGAAGCCAGCCCGCGCAAAAAGAAGAAGTGAGAACCGACCCCATGCTTGCCCGATCTGGGGCCGGCTCCCTTATTCTCAGGCCACCCCGAGAAATTCGAAACTAAGTAATTACCCCCAAGCATACGATCCGCCTCAGGTGAGTTTGACTGAGTTTGCGCATGGAGTACGGTCCCGTACTGTCGCTACAAACCAGGCTATTGCTCTAAAATCACTGCTGTTTTAATTGGGGGCTAGGGAACCCAAACCCCAGCCCCCGCCGAAACCTTTCCCGCTTCTCCATGAAAAGCTTGAAGAACGAATACAACAGAATAGACTAGTGGTCAACGCACAAATATGGTGACCGCTGGTAACTGTTAACTTTTAGTCAATGATATTAGAATGAAGGGCTAGAGATGTTCGGCGCTGGGGTAAACGTAATTTTGATCGCGGTGGCAAAAAAGATCTTCGCTGCGAACCTTGTCAGGCTTCGCAAAGAGCGAGGTTTGAGTCAGGGCAAATTGGCTGCGATGGCAGGTGTCACGCCGTCTCAAATCTCTTTTTGGGAGAATGAGAACAACGACAAAGGCGCGAGCTTCGAAAGCTTAGACGCCCTCGCCGACGCCTTGAACGTCTCATATGAAGAACTGTGGAAAACCACTCCCGACAAGCCGCTGCCTCCGCCTCGAATGGAACGAAAGCCAACCCCGCGTGAGGTGGTTCGCGCAATCAGGGAAAACCCGGATCTGTATCAGGTCAGCGTGTCTCTCAAAAAATGATCTCATTCTTTCTTATTTAGGAACATAGGGTAAACACCCTATGACGGATGGTCGTCCTATCCCAAAATCTGGCACTTCTCCCTATTGAGTTTTCCTGCCCTCACTCCGAATGGTGCTTACATCTTCGGAGGGCATCGCATGAAAATCGCTTTCGCATTCTTCTTCTCTCTTTCATTTTTTGGCTGCGTCACGCCAGCATCTCAAGAAGCACTGAACATCAAAGAAGCCGACGAAAATATGATCGAGGATTGCACCTTCAAGGGCGAGGTTCGCGGTCAATCGCATTTCGGCGGAAAGCTGGGAGCCGAGACCGGAATATCTAATGCCAAAGATGAGGCGCGCGAGAGGGCGGCGACCAAGAGAGCTACCCATATTGTATGGAAATCAGAAGTAATCGCGGACAAGGATAGGCCGACGTCGGTTGTCGGACGTGCTTACCTCTGCGAAGACGAAGAATAACTAAAGCGGGAGAGGCCGATATGAAACGTATTTCGTTAGCACTTCTATTCAGCGCTTTTTTCACTGCATGCGGCAGCGGATCAGATGACTCATCAACTGCATCGAAGTCATGGCCGGAGCTGGCCGGAACTTGGGTGTCAGATTGCACCATCGCCGGGCCTTGGAATATTAAGGGGAATCGCGTTTACAATGATGTGTCCACTACGCTCCAGGTGACTTTCTACTATGACAAAACCTGCTTTACCGCTTGGGGGCGCACTAATTACGAGGATTCCTATTCGGTCGGTGAGAACGTTGCTAATTCCACGACGACAAAAAATGTCGACTTCACGTCACGCTCAGGCACCCTCACGATCACCAACGACGCAGAAATCGCTGATGCTAACGAGGGAAGCCTGTATGGTTATACAGATTGGAAGCTGAATGAAGCGAAGGACATTCTCGGTAGAAAGTTTAACGTGAATTCAGTAGCTGAGCGCGGCGTTGGTTCCGTTGATTATTCCATCGTCAAAATAGAAGGCAATAAGCTGTATAATGGCGACAATGACACAGGTGACGGTACGACCCCAGAAAAAAGACCGACGGCTGTGTCGAACGACCGCGCACTCATCAAGCAATAGAATCTAATCAAATTGGCGGAACTCTCTCGGGCCAAAAAGGCTTTCGTCCGCCAATTGATCCAAGGCCCCATTGATAGCTCCAATGATTTGTTTGGGTATTTTGGCCCCACTGCTTTTGGGAACCCCGAGCGTTATTGTTTTGTTTTCACTCCTGCAAACAATGCAGAAGGCTTTGAAAACTGGATAACGATCAGAGCTAGCCATGTGTCTTGTCATGTTACGACATTTGGGGCAGTCGAATATTTGACTGCGGCCCCCAAGCCCATTTTGATTCAGCCACACTTGCTGTCGGATGTTGCGCACTATGTTGCCCCCATGTAGAGCGCATGTATGCACGCCTTACCATTTGGCTGTCAACTGCATTTCCATTTGACAATTGCAAGATGCAAGAACCCCTTAGATCCCTTAAAAGTCTGATTGATCTCAGGCTTAAGGCACCTCTTGAGAGCATCCACCCCTTCTGCAACCTCTCAGTCTCTACTGAGTCTGGCAGTCCACCTCACTCGATTGCGAAGCAATCAACCAGGTGTTCATGTGGATCTCGGGTATGTCCGACTTCTTGCCAGGGAGGTTGCGGTGCTAGCTGAGAGTCTTCAACTCAGCCTGCGTGGTCAACGCCCATAAGACCATTGGGATGTATTGGGAAGGCAATCTGCGAAAAGCTACCCCGGACACGGTCATGTCCTACACCACTTCCACCTTTGTCTGGCTATGAATCGGTTGTCTCGGAGGTCTTTGGGCAAGTCACGGCATCGGTGTGTTCTATAACCGCAGTTTCCACCTATCCGCGCTCGGGCACCAAAGTCCTCTTAGTGCTGCCTTGCGCTTATGAATTTACGCAAAGCATGGCCATCGCTCGGGCACTTCTCCCGATCACTCTTCATTTTTGTTCGCACCGGAAAGAAAGGTAAACCGGTGGCTTTTCTCGGAGATGGGAAGGTCATCGGGGCATATGATTTGGGTGGCCCCGTGGTGCAATTAGGACGGCAAAGATATTTGAGCAATGAGGCAGTTCGCAGCGACGGTAATAAACCGTACTAAGGCGCAATCCAAACTCACCAAAGCGTAATGGAAGGAGTTTGACACCCCCGCCCAGACTGCCATGCTGGGCTAATGATCAAAAGCATCGTCATCCCACTTGAGCCCTTTGCTAAAGGCCGCCCCCGGTTCGGCAAGGGGTTCACCTACACGCCGACGAAAACAAGAAACCTCGAAAAGACTCTTACCGCATACATCAAAAGCCTGTGGAAGGGTGAGCCTTGGCTTGGCGCTCTTGCAGTGACGATACGGTTTACTGTGAAGCGCCCGAAAAGCGTGAAGGCGACGAAGCGGCCTTGGCCCGCGGTGAAGCCGGACCTCGATAATCTCGCCAAGAGTCTGTTCGACTGTTCCAATGGAATTATTTGGCAGGACGATGCCCAGGTCGTGAGCCTCAGCGCCGAAAAGTCCTACGGCAAGGCCGGCGAAATCTGGATGGCCGTGGCGAGGTATGAGGGGTGAGGATGTTACTTCATGACTCGTTGGGGGCAGGGCTATAACCGCCGCATCTCCTTGTACCGCCTCCGGCAATTGTGCTTGGGGCGGTTTTATTAGGGCATCCGCGGCATGTCACCTGTACCCCCTTAAATTTGCCGCCGTTTTAATCTAAACAAAACGAATGGTTACAATATTCTTGTATTCATCGTATTTTTATACTAAAGTAATTCCAGATTCTGCCGATAAGTCTTCTATAAGGGGGGCGGGCAGGATGACATACAGGGTTGAAATCAAGCGACAGGCGATCAAACAGCTTAACAAGATCGCTTCGATTTATCAGGGGCCGATCCTGGCGGCGATCAAAGGGCTTGAGAATAACCCGAGGTCAAACGGTGACGGCAAAATGTCAGGCGTCGCTGACCAGTATAAGCTGCGAGTGGGCAAGTACCGCATCATATACACGATCAACGACGACGTGCTCTTTGTGGAAGTCATCAAAATCGGCCACAGGAGCCACGTCTACAACGACAACAAGTGAGGTGCAACATGGGACGACCAAAAATGAATGAAGCAAAAAAGAAGACCTCTATTAGCGTGTCACTGAGTCCAGGCGTCATGGCTGAGGTCAGCCGCGTTGATAACAAATCGCATTTTCTGGATCAATGCGTCGGTGTTGCCAGCGGCTTAAGCGGAGTAATCAAGGCTTTGCGTGACAAGACCATGAGCTTCGAAGACGCAATGGAAGAGCTTGAGGACTTCGCCAGCATTTACGATGCACAGTTTGAAGAGAGCTACCCAATCGCAGTTCTTGAAAATCGCGACATCCGCAAAACCGGCAGCTAAAGAAAAGAAACCTCCCCGTAGTTTGCTGCTACGGAGAGGCTTCCCGACTCGCGAGTCTTGGCTGGAAGTGCGGGATGGCTTCGCACTTCTACCATTCTAAACCAGATCAGGTTTCAACTCAGACATAAACTTCGTGACCCGGTCCACATACCCCTGATTGGTGTATGCGCCGGTAGCGTCCTTGCGCGGTGTGCCGCTGTTGTAAGCCGAGATGACGGCCGCCATGACAGGATGCTTGGCCATTAGGCGCGAAAGGTGCATCGAGGCGAAGGTCAAATTGATCGACGGCTTGCAAGCCATTGGCAAGTGATCCATAAAGCCAAGGTCCCTGAGTGTTCCTCCCATGACCTGGGCCAAGCCCCAAGACGTGGCCTGGTGCACACGCTCGGTCTCGGGAGATATCCCAAGGCGCTTGGCGTGAATTTCCGGGGTCTGGATATATCTATAGCCAGGTTCAAGCCTCGACGTCCAAATCTTGCCACGGCTTTCCTGCTGGACTATTGCCGCCAATAGGTATGCCGGGATCTTATGCAGCGCCGCCGCGTCCGAGATGATGTTCCACGGTAGGGTCATGGCCCAGGTTGGTATCATGCTGCGTTGTCCCCAGGCTTCACCATTTCGGGAGGCCGCTGCATTTTGGCGAACTCCTCATAAGCTTTCGCCCACGCCTCAAGCTCGATCTTCTTTTCCGCGTCGGTTTCCTTTTCGAGCTGAAGCCTAAGCTTCTTTGCCTTCATCTCGGCAGTAATTGTCATGACCGTTCTGATGCCCCGCTCGGTATTGATGTAGAATCCGACTCGGGCGACAACGGGGCTGAGCACTTGCATGATTGGCTTAAGTACACCGAAGGCAGCTCCAATCTTTAAAAGCACAGGCCACAATGATTTGAGCGTTGCTACGATCATTTGCGTTCTCCTTTGAAGTTGACACGATTAGCCTTAAGCCTGTGATACCAACGCTTGCGCATCTTGTCGGGACCGCCCCGGTACTTCGCATATAGGATGTCGAGGTCTGTGCGCGTTCTGAGCAGGCCGATGTAGGCCACGATCAGTGGAGCAAGGACTTTCGCTATCTCAAGCAAAGTGTCTTCCATTTAGAATCCCGTATTGAAAGACGCATATCGATCCCAGATCTTGGCCTCTGATGCAGAAGCGATTACCTTCGCACCCGATCCGGCGGTCGTTATCCTCAAGAGGCAACGGTAATATTTTGTTGGGTGATAGTAGCCCTTTTTGTGCATCGAATATTTGTTCGGAATTTTTTTGCTGAACTCAAACGAGCCATCGCTTTTCAAATAGAGGAAATACACTGTCGAGAAATCTAAGGTTTCGCCGGAAGCCAGGTCGGTCAAAAGTGACGCACTAACCCCAGTATCAAACCTAACTTCAGTACCTTGAACATTGGCAAAGCTGCCGCTCATAATATTAACAACGTAAGATCCTGCCCCGTACCCAGATTCAAACTCGACATTGGCCTCATCGCTCCATGCGCGTCGAAAGTCAGCCGGATGGACGCCAACGCATTCAGTATCATCGGCCACAGCGAAACCTATTATTGTGTAGTCGTAGGAGATCGCTGATCCATTGTCGTAGGCTATGCGACCAGTAGAAGCTTCGATGTAGATTTTCCCAGCGGTAGCGGCAGCGGGAACGGTAGACACTGTTTGCGGGTAATAGGTCGAAACGATCCGCGTTGCTCCGTCGTTTTTTTGAAGCAGGGTGTTTATTTGTAGCAAGGTTACAGTATAGCTGTCGCTCATGTAGCTGCGCGTCGTCCCGCAAAAACCTCTGGATAGAATAATCATTCTGTCATTCGTTAGGTCGAGCTTGGCAAGAAAAATTTCATCGCTCTCATACTGGAACGCTTGCACCGTGCCGTCTCTTGCTGTTAGGGCTGATCCCCATCCACTGACCCCGAGGTTTGGGTTGCTGTATTCGAATGTTTCACTATATGGACCGCCACCATCTACCGCGCATGTGTTATTCGTCGCGGGAGCAGCTGTCAGCGACGAAAACGAGAAATTGCTCGATATTTGGGTATCGACGTTATTGATGACCATGGCCAGTGGCGTGGAGGTGTCTACGTCGGAAGTGAGGCCAGTGCCTACTGCCAGGAAGTTTGGACCATCGCCATCGTTTGCTTTCCCGGACACGATGTAATGAGTTGGGCGCGATAGTTCAGTCGCGTCGATCAGCGACCCGTCTACCCAGATCTTTTCAGCCCTGACATTTTGCCACTGATAATCCTGCGTACCGAGGCTACCGCCTTTATCGGCTGGGACACCGTTTGCATCACGTGGAACCAAGTCGAGGCACAGTACGGATTTCAGATCATTAAACCACGAAGCCAGGATCGTCTGGCTTGCCGCGCGTGTGATTAGTGTTCCAAGTCCCATGGTGCGAATCTCCTCTCAGTTAAAACAATCCACGCTGCGGTCTACCTCATCCGCCTAGCTCGCATAAGATAGCTATATAACGGCGTCGTTCCTGTGTGATTCCCCGCTGCTACTTTTAAGTACACAACTTGCCCTGTAGTCGTAAAAGAATGGATGTAGAGAGAAGTTCCATCGCTCCTGACACGGACCGTAGGGGTTGAAACAGTCAAATTGCCGGAGCCGGAAATATTTTGAAGATAGGAAGTTACTGATGTAGCACTGTAGGCGTAACCAGTGGGGGTGAGACTTGAGGTCCCGGTTATGAATGCATCAAAAGACAGCAGCCCCCCAGATAATGTAGTGCCGGAGCCGTGCCAAGTAACCGAACCATTTACATCCCAATCGCCAGCGGATAGCGTTAAGCTTCCAGCATTCTCCCAGCTCCCTGATGCCGCCCAGGGCACGTTGGAGCCGAACACTTCTTTGTACTCTCCTACGTACCCCGCCGGAGCTGATGAATTTGTGGATACGCCCTTCAAACCGTTGGCCGAGACTAGGCCAGACGAGACGCCGGGGTTAACTTCGCCGAACCCAACAGCTTGGCCACCTGAAGACTTCTTAACGCGCCACCTACTAGATACAGATACAGGACCGGCTGACCATGCTTTTCCGGTTGCCCCAAAGGTCGCGCCGTTTGCCCATGAATAAGTCCCATAACGGACGTCAACCTGAGTAGAGCTACCTGAAACACGCGATATCCCAAGTCCGTACTCAACCGAGTTTTGCACGTCCATCGGCCCAATATCAATGTTCGAATCGATCATTGTGAGGGGTAGCCAAGTAGTCCCGGATAAGTATTCAAGCTCAATTTTGTCTGTAGCCTGTATGGTAGTTTGAAACTGAACGCGCCTATTCCCGGCTGCTGTCACTGAGTAAAATGGCACTCCAGCTGGACCGTACCCAAAGGATGATGTGTCGCTTCCAGTTGTGGCTGTGCTGGTGTTGTACGCATACTCAACATCATTCTGCGCTAGGTTGACAGTGCCAGATCCGGCCCATTCGGCGATGGGGACTGTGAATGTAATACTGCCCTTATCCCCAGCTGCCCATACAACAGGCACTCCATCTTTCCATAACTGGTTAGTTGGGGCAGTGTCTACTTGTACAGTAACCCCAGTAGTCGAGCTATAAATGACCGTTCCTGGATAGAAGTTGCCTGTTGATGAATCATACATTGTGGCGCTCCCCACAACGACGGAAGTAGTGTCTGTGGAGGGAAGTGCTGATGTATCGATTGTGAGTGACGGTGTTGTCGGTAGCTTGAATGTTACCGTCCCGCCCATCTCACCGGAAGCGGTGAATGCAATACTAAACTCCCCACCACTACCAACACGCCTATATTTATTGGTAACCCCCGCCGCAGTTAGATTTGTGTGGGTTACCGTATAGCTCTGCCACTCGCCTACAACAGCCCCTTGAGGCTGTATGCCGGGACCGACGATCACTGATGTGATGTTAAGAGCCGTTGTGCCGGCGGTTCGAACGAATCGCAGCTCGTAACAATCTGCGCTGTCAGCATCGAACGTGGTCGAAAACCTGTCTGTGATATTTGGGATCGAAGTAACCGACGACGAATCTGTCCTCAGACTGTAGCGGGTGTAGCTGCCGCCACTGTAGGTGCAGGTTCCGGTGTCCGAATGCTTGTAGACGTCGAACTTGAGATCGCCCGAGGCGTAACCAGAGAGAGGGCGCTGGTGCCACTCTGACTTCAGCTTTCGATTCTTGAGAGCCTCGGGCATCTTCCAGCGGTAATAGACATAGTCAGTTCCAGAGGCTGGCGTGATCTTGATAGCGCTGGCGATTGGGCCTCCTAGTGGTAGATCTGTCGAGGTCGTCGTCGTCGCAACGGCGATGCCTCCAGCCGATGCCGCCCAATTTGTCGAGTCATTGGGGTTGGTGACGACATTTATCTCGCCGCTTCCTCCCCCTGCCTGTGCCCACTTAATGCCTGCAGCCGCCGCGCTATCGGCTACTAAGGCATAGCCATCTGTTCCGACAGTCAATGCTAGGTTTGTTGTCCCGTTGTTGACAATGATTTCGCCCTTAGTATCTGTCGGTGCAAGGGCGTCAAATGCCGCATCGTAGGTTGTCTCGCCAGTCCCTCCCTTAGCGATGCCAAGAGTCCCGCCGATGTTGTCATGGGTGAGGTTTGACTCTGTGACGTCAACGGTTGGATTGCCTGCGATCCCATCGCCGTTTGAAACCGAGACCTTGGACGAACCAGCGGTAAGCGTCCGCTTGGTAAAGGTATCGGCGGCAGTCTGAGCGACCAGGCCGCCTGTGGAGTTAAGGCCAGCCAGTGCGGTAAGGGTCGCATCCTCGGCTTGCTTGGACATAAACGACAGCGCGCCCGAACCATCGGTAACAAGGCATTGGTTTGCCGAGCCGTCTGCTATGGGTAGCGTCAGCGAAAGGGCATCCCCCGACATCTCGCCAGCGCGCAGGCGCATGGTGTTGCCCGAGCCGTCCGCAAAATAGAGATCTCTCAGCCGGTATATGCTGTTTCTCTGGAAGTCCTCGCCGTTCAGGATCTGCTTGGTGCCAGCCGGGATTGTGACGTCGGCGATCGCGATCCGCTCAATGGGACACGAGGCGATAACTAGGGCTGCTAGGATTGCGCAAAATCTAATCACTTGTCTCATGCCTGAACCTCCACGACGAGAATCCTGATGGTCTTGGTGATGGCCACGCCGGTCGTGAGCCTGATGGTGCCGCTGCTGGGGCGCTTCACGTCGAGCTCTATACTCGCGTAGTCGTCGCCCGTGTCGAGCAGCTCGACCATGGCCCTCTGTGCGTTGATCCCGTAGGCCGATGTGTCGACGTCTTTGGTAGACTCGGCAGTGAACGTGACCGAAAGTGTCTGCGTAATTGTCATATCTAGATACCCGTCGGTTAAGGTTTTGCCGATCTCCCTGAGTTTTAGTTCTGTCTTTAAATTTCGCATGTCGTGCTCGATCCCGAGCACCTTGAATCCAAGGTTGTCTGGGATCAAAAGCCCCGAGGCGTAGTCGACCGCCGCGTCAGAATCCGCAACCGCATAGTCAGCGAGCGGGTACGCCGACCCGCTCACGCGCGGGCGCACGTCCAGGCGCACGGTGTCTAGAATCCCGATCGTTGAGCCGAGGTAGTCGGTTTCAAGGGACAGCTCCATTTTGGGGAACTGCCATTCTTCTAGCATCCCGTCCAGGATCTGCTGCTTTACGGTGTTGTTCGTAATGGAATCGCTGGAGATTGACTTGCGGGTCACGCCGTAGCGCTTCAGGTGGTGCTCTTCCGACGTCGCGTATAGGGCTGAACTTCCCCAATACCAAGCGTTTTTAACGCGGTGCCGTCCGCTGTTAAAGTCGCTTATAGAATAGACGTTGGTGCTATCGCCGCTTTCAGGGTTTCGGTAAAGCACCGAGCTGACGGTTGAGGCATGTGCTCGGCTTTTTATAATGAGGTTTGCCGACGAATCGACGTACATCACGGAATTGGTGAGCAGCATGATCTCATTTAAGACCTGATCGAGTTTCTTTCCCGCGAATTCCGTGGGGCTATCGATCGTGACGTTGATCCCCGGGTTGATGTTGCCAGGGTCAACCGTGATGTGCTCTAAAACTTCGCCTCTATAGCAAAGGATGTAGAGGGCAGAGGAGGCGCTGATCGATGAGGTGATTGCCCCAGCCGTCACCACGATTGATGAAAAGATAGAGTCGAGCGATAGGACCGTAGCCGTCGCAATATCGTCGTCACCGATACGGATGGTTCTGTCGTCCAGAGTCCCGTTAAAAGCGATCTCAGTGATCTTATCGTCCGATGAATCGATGTAGCCGCACTCAACCTTGATCTTGCTCAGATGCCTGGATTCGAACGCTGACCAAAGCGAGCGGCTGTCGTATGGGAGATTGAAAGCCCCCGTCCGGTTGTTGAAAGACATTCTCAGGTTTGACGCACTAAAGATCCCGACGTCGTAGTCGTCCGAGTCGAGCCGGTAGGAGACGCGGTCAATGCCGCTTCCGGCGACCAGCCGGGAGATGTCCAGCCAATCGGTCTCATAGGTTCCGTCGGCAAAGCGGCGCTTCAGGTACACGTCCGTGTATACCCGATTGACCTTCTTTGCTGCCTCTAGCGCCGTCGTGGACATAGCGTGCTTATGCGACCTCCACGAGCTTTATTTGGTAGTTCATGCCCAAGGAATAGACGTTGCTGGTGAAGTTCGGGCTGAAGTCAGAGTCGAACCAGACCAGGAAGACGTCCTCTAGGCGGGTGCCCTTACGCGGGAACCTAAACTGCGCTGTATTGCCGCCGCATGGGTAGATGAGAAACTCCTCGTTCCCCTCCCAAAGCGTCTGGATCAGGGCATGGTCTTCCGTGGTCGGGTAGTTCGAGAAGTCGAGAGTCGTCGAATAGGACTCATCGAGAATCGAAAACTTAGGCTTACCGCCAAGCGTTTCTTTTTTGACCTGGATCTTTTCAAAAGTTTGAGACTGGTTCGGGTAGCCGGTCATCGTCCCAATCTCTTTGGTCGCTATGACCTCGCCCACGTACTTTTCGGCGTTGGCCGTCTGCGTCGTAGTGACGGTGATCTTGATCTTGTCGGTGGTTACCTCGGTGAACTCGTAGTAGTTCGTTGTTTTGGCGTTGGTGGTTTCCTCTACCTTTGCCTGCGAGCCTTCCTTGGTGACGACTGTTGAGAAATCCGTCCAAGCTGAGCCGTTCCAGTAAGTGACCGAGAACGCTTTGAAGTTGTTTTTGACTAGGATCAGCCTATTGATGGCATGACTTGCTCCGAAGTCGACGGTGATGGTCTCGGTGGTTGCGTCACTTGAGCCCGAAGACTCCCAGCGGGTGTATGTCTTGCGGTCGCGGAGACTTCCTCTCAACGCCGACCCCGTCGAGCAGCTTACAAGGCACGAAGCATTATCGATGTCGGCATAGTTTTTGTAAAAGAATTTGATCCCGCCTGTTACTGCCATGTGCCTAGGCCTCGCTTCCGACGGCCACGCGAATGCGTCCCGTTCCGAGTGCGGTCATTTCGACCAGTGAATTCTCGATGAGGTCTTTCATGAATCCGCGCCCTTCGAGGACGACCTTGATGACGCCTCCTGCGCCGCCTAACTTACTTGCAATGTTCGCTTGCTGCGCCTCATTCATGATTAGCTCGCCAGGCTTCGTCATTACCGGGACCGTGTCTCCACCACGCGGGATATAGGGGACGATCATTCCGGTCGCTGCATAGAGCGGCTGTACGATCCCGCCATTCGCGAATCCAGGAATACTAACCCCAGGAATCTCAGAAGCTCCGCCTGTGAGTATTGCTTTTTGTAACCTCTTAGCTGTATCAACACCGCTGCCTCCTCCAGTGACGCCCTTAACAGCTTTACTCGGTGCGCCGATGAAATCTTCCACGGCTTTTTTGAAGACGGCGATGGCATCCGTGAAAGGCTTGAATAGGCCAGAGATTGTCTTGGAAGCCTCAGGGAATGTGTCTTTGAAGAAGGTTTGGACTGATTCCAAAGCTCTAATTAAGCCATTAAATGGGGCTGTGAATATCTCTGTCAGGTTTCCCACGGTAAAGAAGTCGGTGACGAATTTGAAAGAAGCAGCAATATAGCCAGGGAGATCTTTCGCAAAGAATTGCCCAATCGCTGTGACACCAGACTGAATACCTCCAAACAAAGCCGCAGCACCGTCTGTGAGTGTTTTGGCGAGATCTTGAATGCCCTGGGCAAACACAGTGAACCCACCAGAGATTTTTTCCGCCACGACGTCGCCATTGAAGGCGTTGCCCATGTCGATCCCGAGCTGCTCCCCGAGGTTTTTCAGGATGCCTTCGCCTGCCATCGCCCGAACAAAGGCAAAACTAATCCTCTCAATACCGCCCTCGTTTATGAGCGTATCGACTAAGACCTCGACGACGACCGGGAGAGACTCGGCAACGGCGTCCATGATGTCAGGGATCGCCTCGACAAACTCCTTGATAAACTTCTTGGTTGCCTCTGGTCCCTCGGCGAGCTTACCGATTACGGTCCCGGCTATGGCCCCGGTTCCAGGCGCGAATGATTCCGAGATGCCAGCCCCAATGGATGAGGCCATAGAGATTGCGCCCGACCTGCCAGATAGAACCTTCGACAGACCGCCAAGTCCGGCGGCATACCCTGCCTGCTGGCCTTCGCTCAGAGGGCTCTCAAAACCATCAGACGGAAACAGCGCGCTTGTCGGGTCCGACGATAGCTGTTTGTTGTAGGCCTTGACCCGTTCGAGACGCTTCTTTTCTGCTTCCTCAGCCTTGTCGCGCAGGGTCTCGATTGATGCGGCCAGCTCTTCTTCGGCGGTTTTCTTTTTCTCGATCTTTTCAAGGTAGCCGATCTTTTCTTTGTCGATATGCTCTAAAGCCGCCTTGTGCATCGACTCCAGAATGATGATCTGATCGGCCAGGGCGTCTTCGATTTCCTGGCTGGAATCAGCTTCTGCGATCCGCTCGTCTTCGATGTTCTTAAGCTGGAGTTCCAGGCCCTTTTGCTCACGCTTGGCCCGCTCGTCTTCAGCCTTAATGGCGTCGTCTTCAGCCGCTTTTTGGAGTTCCTTCTTTTCGGCAAAGGTCTTTCTCTGAGCCGCCGCCTTTGCGCGTTCGGCATTGGCCGCACTTTCGGCTTCCTTCTTCTTGCCCTCAACATCGGCCGTCTTTTCGGCTTCGATCTGAGCAAGGCGCTCGTTGTGGCCCTCTCTGTAGGCTTTGGTTACTCCGCTAAATTGAGTGGTGATCGCCTCTTTGAGCTGCCGGTAGCCCTCGGTGATACTCGCCCTGTCGAATGTAAGGGCTCCGATCAGAATCTTGCCGAACCCGCTCATGACGTCCCCGGCACTCGCGGCAAAGGCAAAAATGATTTCCTTGGTTGCCGCGAGGACGCCAGCCGTAATCTCCTGGATGCCGAGGAAGTTGGTGTTCCAGGCAATGGCAAGGCCAGCGATGACTGCGATCACCCCGCCAACGACAGCGGTTATGCCGAGTAGCGGGATTGAAAGCGTTGCGGCGGCCGTGGCAACGGTCGAAAACATAACGACAGCACCGGCGCCGGCCGCGACCAGGCCAGCGAAGGCTGTCGCTGCAGCAATGAGGATCGCTCCGATCTTAAACAGGGCGGGGTTTTCATTGATTTTGTCGACGAAATCCTTGAACATCCTGGCCGCTGCTTCGGCGGCGGGAGCAAACTGTTGGCCGAGGTTTTCGGCCACATCTCCGAGTGAGTTTTTAAGCTGGGCAAAAACACCTAGTCCACGGGTCACAGCCTCAGCCTGGCCGCTGAACTTGTCATTAACACCTTGAATGATTTGCGCGAGTTTCTCTTGCTTGGTTCCGGTGGTATCGACGTCGATACCGTACTCTTTCATTGCGTTCTTGCTGGTGCCAACCGTCTTTGCAACGATCGCAGCGGCGCTATCGTAGTCGCCAGTTTTGACGGCGAGGTTTGCGACTGCGTCTGCGAGCTCACCAGTGATTTCTATCTGCCCAAGCTGCGCCTGTAGGGTCGCAAAACCCTTTTTGACGGAGTCGTCATCCATCTTAGTCTTGTCTTGGATCGAACTAGCCAGCTCGTCGTAGCGTTGGCGCAAGGCGGTCGTAAAGACACCCTGATTTACCAGGGCCTGGTCAAGGCTGTTGCTGACCTCTTCGGCCTCGGCAAATGAGGCAACAGAAAGCGCAATGGCCCCGCTCAGTGCGGCAAAAGCTATGCCGGCCGTTTTGCCAAACTTCGCGGCCTCGTCAGCGGAATCCTTGATGCTGGTCGAAAACTCTTTAAGAGCCTGCTGCGCCTGTTCGGTCTTGGCTTTGATCGATATGACTGTCTCCGCCATGGGCTCCCTCGTTCAGGTATTCAAGATGCCTTTTCGTCGCACCCTTCATGGCGGCGCTTTCTGGCCTGTCTTCGAAATCTTCGTCGTCGTCCGGCTCTTGGGGTTTCTCTGTAACCTTTGCCCCAAGCGCTCCAGCAACGACTCGCACCAGCACGTCAATCAGGTCGCTGCGCTCTCTCACGTAACTACTAACCAGGACCGACGCCTGCCGGGGCGTCAGATCCAGAACGTTGTCTAAGTTGTAGGCGGGGTAGTGCCGGCAGATCGTCGCGATCCAGTCCGCCCAGTTGGCTTTTTTGACGGGACATCCCCCGGCTTGGCTTTCACGGGCTTTGGCATTGATTCAGCCGCCACGTTCATAAGGCCCGTGACCGAGTTGATGAGGCTCATGATGTCGACTGATTCCATGAAATCCTCGAAGTCGCTGAAGTCGGCGCGGTTGGTCAAGACCTCCCACATGAACTCAGCCATGACCTCAATATCTGGATCGTTTGAGCCGATCTTGTGCAACACCTGATCGATACCGCCATACTTTTTCGCCCAGCGCATGGTTCGAAGGGTGATCGGGCCCACTTTGATCGCCTTGCCACAGGCGAGTTCAAAAACCTTTCCCGTTGGACGCTCAACGTCCTGAATCTCTTTCTCTTTCATTGCCATCTCCTAGTAGTGTTATCCATCATGCTTTCGTAGGCCGAGCCAGCACTTAAGCCGGCCCGGCCATACGTCTCCCCCGAAACTCTTACGCGCCGGTTATGTGCCGGAACGTTGCAACCTTGTTCTCGGTCGAGTCGTAGAGGCACTCGATCGTGATGTCAGAATTCATGAAGTTCTTTTCTTGCAGCGGGATTGGCACACCAAACCCACGGCAGCGATAGAGCTGCATGTCGAAGAGCGTGCCGGACGACTGTTGCTGCGAGGTGACGAAGGCCCCGAACTCTGGGAATGTCACCGGGCTTGCGCCGAGGTCAACGATCACGTTGCCGGCGTTGATCTTTCTGACCAGGAAGTAAGCGGAATCGCCGGCCGTCATGCCGATGGTTCCCGAGCCGCCCGTCAAGCGGACGCCTATACCTGCGAGGTCGTGGGTCCCTGCCGTGGTAATGGTCTGCTCCGAATCTACCAGCAAATTGTCGTCGACAAACGTCAGGTCAGTGCCCTGGGCGAAGTCGACGTCTGACATCCCGTAGACCTTGACCTTGGTCGCCTCAGTGCAGACAACGGCATACAGGCCTGACTTGAGGTTTGCCGCGCCCGTGGCCGGGATTACAGTCGCACTCGCGATACCGGTGGTAGCGCTCATGACCGACGTGCCCTTGCAGTTGGTCAAGGTGCCGACGTTGCCGGACGTTTCAGCCGAGTTGGTCGTAACTGACGCGCCAAGCAGACGCTGGAGAAGCAGCGGGGAGAACTCTTTGACCGTCCCGGACAAGGCCGATTCGATCGTTCCGCCTTCAGCTTCCCATGGGAACGGGCTCGACCCGCCGAAAAGCTTCACTGATTGGCCTGAAAGTGCGAACGACAAATTGCCCAGGATCTTCAAAATGCCATAGGGCTGCTTGGTCGTGCGGTTGTAGAGCGTGAGTGAGTGAGTACCATAAATGACTTTTGGTTGACTCAAGGACATGCCTTGTCTCCTTTAAATGATGTTGAGTTCGACTCCGACCCCTACCGCGTAGTAGAGGCCTCCGGTTTTCACAGCGAACGGGACTGCAGCCAGGGGGATGATCGACACTCGCTGCCGTTGAAACGTCTCCTCTGCCACTTCCTTCAGCGCGCGGCGGTATCGGGCATTGACCTTGAAAAGATCAAGTGGGTCCGACGCGATAGTGCTGGAGTGAACTAGCTGGACGAGAATCTCAATACGCTGCGACGTGTGGTCACCGACGGTCCCCGTCGGTTGCACGTTGACGGCAAAGATGACACAGGGGTCGTAGTTCGGGACGGCTGCTCCCCAAGTGTCGTAATAATAAGCTCCACTCTCGACGGTGCGAAGTGTAATGGAGTCGTTTTTCTCGGCGTTGATCGCGGCGATCTTGGCGTTTAAGCCTGCTTTGATCGCTTCAATGATCCGTGTACCATGGTATTCATCGTCAAATGGTTTCGCCATTAGAGGGCTCCTTCGACAAGCTTTTGCACGTACACATCAGCGATACGTGCCCATCTACGAATCATCGGGCTGTCTTCTGACTCGTCGAATATCGGACGCCGAGGCATCTTCGAGGTGCCCTTGTGGTGGTATTCACCTATGGGGTCTGCCGTACCGATGACGAACGATTTTGGTTTGATTTCGTGGACGGCGTCTGGACCTTCCCGTGATAGCAGCGATGCCATGAGCTTGCCGGTCGCAAAAAGAATCGGGTAGACAAACCCGTGCCGCTTTTCCTTTTCGACCTTGTAGGCTGGCGTCAAGTCAGCGTACTGGCCCGGCCCCTTGAGCATTAAAATCTGCTTTTGGGTCTTATAGAAGTCCGAGGCAAACTGCTCAAACATTGGACTAAGGTCGTCCATCGCTTTGCGCAGATAGGCAACACGCGACTGCAAGGCCTGCAGCGGCTCGTCGTCAATTGTGAACGCCTCTTGTCCCATCGCCTACCATTGCCTCGTATGTTTTTTCCAAATTGGGTCTGACGTCGAAAGGCTTGAGCTTCTAATTTGACCTGATGATGCGGCTGTTGCGTCGGATAGGAGCATCGTCCCTGAGACAATATCGGCCAGCATCTTGTCGGCGCGTTTGCGCATGTCGGGCGCGCGAAGGCCGAGGTCTGAATCCTTCTCAGTCAGTGCTCCCGAGGCGATAAGGATCTCGTGGGTTTCAGCAGCGACCAAAAGCGTGCAGATCTCGTTTAGGATCAGCAGCGCATTTTCCCCCGTAACCGGGACCGTATACACAGACGACAGCTTGCCGTCGATAATGGCGGAGTAATTCGCGATCATCGAAGCCATTTTTGTCGTGCTGATAGAGCTGTTCGAGTCGACATCAAGTCGCTTGAACTTGCCCTGGACATCACCTGTGGTGCAGTAACCCATAAAAGCCTCGTAGCCCGGGGGACATTAAGCCCCCCAGGCGTTAATCACTATGCAGATGCCATCAGTCCAGCGGTCTTGAGTGCGGCGATAACCCCATTCAAGGTCGTCATGATCTCTTTGTTCTGCTCGTTGACGCCGGTGACGATCGATGCAACAGCAGTTGCAATCGCGGTATCGACGTCGCTTGCGGCAGGACTAGAACCGCCTGCGCATGATCCAGCCGTTGCTGCTACGTCAACTAAGGAGCCGTTTGCCGTTCCCGTTAGGGTGCCGGTCAATGCCGCAACCAAAGCCGCTTGCGCAGACGGAGCTGCATCAAGTGCCAGGGAAACCAACACGGGGATGGTGTCGCCCGAGCTGGAGTTTGGGCCGATCGCATCAGCAACCGCGCAGATCATGTCGCCTTCAGCAGAAGAGGCCACGCCCTTACCGTCGGAATCGACTTTGATGCGACCACCAGCGGCAACCGCGCCCGCTACTGCAAGGTAAGCGCCTCCGCCGAACATGGCGACTTCAGCCGCCTCGCCCGTGTTCGGAGCATTCTGAACAATGCCGATTGGCTTGTCAGAAGCGCCTGCGATAACGACCTTTTGCTCCTTGCCGGAGCCAGTGTCGAACTTGACGAAGTGGTATTGCTTAGCGGTCAGGTTCCCGCCAGCAACGTAAGACTGCATGTTTGGCTTAATGCAAGGTTTCAGACTCATTGTTTTTCCCTTTCGTGGAGGTCGCTAATCGCGCCTCTTTATTGTGATTTTTCGACAAGTCCATGCTTGCAAAGGTTTTCAAGAGTCGCCTGATCGAGACCGACGACCTTCTGCCCCTTTTCAAAAAAATGGGACTTGTTGCCATCGCCATGGCTGAAGCGAGACTTGGCGACGTAACCGACTCCGCTGCTTTCCGGGGCTGGAGCTTCCGCTACAACCTCCTGGGCAGCTTCATCGTTTACTTCCGCCGCATGCTCGACTTCATCCTTTGGCGATTCTGTGTTGGGTAGCAGTGACGCTACGCCTCTTGGTTTCTTTGCCATCTCTCATCCTTTCAAAAAAATGCCATCCAAAACTCTGCTGGTTACTCGACCGCCGCATCGATCATGTAGACGCCTTTTTCGTTCAAGACGTACTGATCGTATTCGTCGGTTGAGCGAACCCACCAACCCTTGACGTCTTCGTCACGCCACTTGTCGACGACCGGACCCGTGCGACGCTTAACCGTGTAGCCGAAGCAGTGCTCTTTGAGTTGTGGGCTTTGTGGGATGTAAACCGCCCAGCAGTGCTTGCCCCACAGGTCACCATATGTGTCGGTTTGACCCAAGGCGGCCGTGTTGTAGCGGCCAAGCCCAACCAGGACTTGCTTGATGCCAAGGCGCTTGGCGATCATTTCTTCGCTGATGTATGCAAAGCTGGTGTACTTGAACAGCTCCGAAACCTCAGAGAGGGAAACGAACTTGTCCCAAGCTGCACGGCCGAAGACAAGGGTGACCATTGAGCGCGGAACGTTCATGGCGCTGGCGCATGTGGTGATCGCCGTTTCGACGTCCGTGATAGGCGCGTCAGTCGATTCGCCCCACTGGTCGGTGCCGGACTTCGTGACGTAGTTGGTGAAGTTCCCAACCGTGTTCATGAAGTTTGCGAGACCGTACTCGCGCGAAATGCTGAGCAAGTCCATAACCAGCTCGGTCTTGTCCTTCTGCTCATCGAACGGTGCCTCTTGGTTTTCAGCGGCCTTGTCCGAAGCCATGGCCTTCAGTGCATGCTCTTCGAGGGTGTAGGCATCGGCCTGGCTGACGTTGGACGTGATGGTCGGCGTGCCGCCTTCAGGTGCCTTGATCGTCGAGACGATGCGCATGTTGTGACCGCCGTAATCGGCAATCTTGCCCGTTGGCTTGTTCACCAGCAGGGGCGGCATGATGAGTTCGTTGATGTGAAAGCGTGGGCGGTAGCCCTTAGCGATGTTGGTCAACAGTTGGTCTTGATAGTTCTTTCCACTCATGGAGTGTCTCCCTTATTTTGTTGAGCCTTCCGATCATCGGGCGGCTGGTTGTGGCGCTCGCTGCATTTGCCCTTAGGCGTGCATCGAGTCGTAACGCTTCGCGAGTTCCGGTTCTGCCCGGCGCACTCTCGCAACGGCATCAGAGATGCTGATGTTGTCTTTTGCCGCCAGCTCGGAGGCCTTCTCAGACAGCTCAACATCGGCAGGCTTGCCGCTGTCACCTTGAGCGCCGCCGCCATGGCCCTTGCTGTCGGTCGTCATGACCTTAGGCATCGCGTTGACCATGGTCTCAGCGAATTCAAAGCCGTTCTTTTCGAACACTTCCTTGAGCGGTCCTTCAGAGAACGCTTTGGTGAGCTTGCCGTCGCGCATGCCTTTTTCGACCAGGGCGTCGAACTTGACCTTGGCGGAAGCCTTCTCGGAAGCGGTCACTTTCTCGGAAAGCTCCGTAACTTTTGCGTTGGCTTCGCTGAGTTTTTGCTCAGTTGACGCCACGAGGCCTTTTGCTTCTGACAACTGGGTTGCCAGCGTGTCAGCCTTTGCTGCTTTTGCTTGCAGCTCGGACAAAGAGATGCCGAGGCCTGCGAGTTTTTCAGTGAGTTCTGCGAGATTCATGGTTTTTGTCTCCATTTCGTGTTGGTTTTCGCTTGCCGCCAGTGGGGTCATCCCTTTGATGACTGGAACATTGGTTAGCGCCCCGCCCGTCAACGCTGCGCCGTGCTTTGTTCCATTCATGTTGTCCAGGTAGTCGAAAGACAGCTCCGGACTGAAATACCGCCACTCTCTGTTTTTGAGTTCTTCAGACGCTTGCGGCGTCCATTCGATTGCCGCCCAAAGCTCTTCACCTTCAGCTTCGAGGGTCAGGGATGAGAACCAACCAGATGCCTTCGTCCCATGGGCAGCGGATCTCCCGTGCTCATAGTTGACGGCAACGTCGATTCCCCTGACGCCTTTGTCAAAGTTGGCCACGATGGCCTTGAGGTCAGCCTTGGTTATCTTTACGCGCTCGCCTGTTGACGTATGAATGAACTCGCCAGCTTTTAAGATCTGGTAGTTTTTCTTGGGCGACCCGTCCTCGCCCTCCGACAACGCGACATTCGCGAAAAAATTCTTTCTCTTGCTCATAGGTTCCTCGACTCCTTAATCTCCTGCAGGGTCGGAGGCTCCTCGCCTCGCGATTCGTACTGGGTGATTAGGTTTGGGTTAGTCGGATCAACGTCGAGCCCGGTGATCTCAGGCGGTTCCTCGTTGATCGTGATCGGTATCAAGATCGACCGGCACCCGAAGTGGTTCGGCGGCCTAAGCGAGTCGTCTTGCTCACCTGGCGTGAAGGTCTTGCCGTCGAGTGACAGGCAGATGTCGGTCGTCGCGTCGTCGACAACGGCCGAATACTGGAAAGCCTGAATCTGTTTCAGGTTCTTCTTGTCGAAAAAGAACTCATTGCGGCCTCGGCTCATCATCTGGGAGGTGAGGATCCGCGCCGCGTGGCCGACTGATGCCGATCCGATATATTCTCCGAGCAACACATTGATGCGGGTGATGAGCTGAATATCGGTGAGGTTGCCGTCCTCTGCCGCTGCGACCGCTGCCATGATTCTTTTCCGTATCTCGTTGGCATGCGCCTCGACCTGGGCATCCGACTGGGCAATCAGGGCGGACTTTACGTGATCGGGAAGGTACTCGGTGTTTTTCGTGAAGGTTTCAGCAAGCTCGACCTTCTTTTTGAGCTTCAGGCCGAAGTCTCTCGCCGCCTGCTTGGTTCCTGCCCCGACGATGGCCCCCAGCGCCTTGCGCAGCGTTGCCCGGTACTGGCCGGCCTCAACCTGGACGCCTGAGACAGTCTCGGCCCGGGTGATCTTGCCAGGGCTTCTTTTCTCAAGGACCGTCTTGATGCGCCGAACGGTTTTGTCGGCAATCGTGGTGAGTTGGGATCGCATGGAGGACTCTAAAGTCTCGCCCTCAGATTGAAACTCGGCCTTGATCTCGGCAAAGTTCAGGGGCTGCTCGTACACGGTCAGAGGACGCCAGGTTTTGCTGTCTGCCAGTTTGATTACCTTGCCATGCGCATGCCCGCATTTGCCCGTGGTCTCGCTAAACTTCGGGGCATCCTCTTTTTGGGCGGGTGCCGGGGTTGGCTCAGGTGCTTCGCTGACCTCATTCTCATCGCGGTCAGGCAGCGCGTAAAGGTTGCGGGTGAAAGCTTCCAGCTTGGCGTCGTTCTTGATGATCCGGCTATCGACAAGCGTTTTGAGGACGTCAGCCATCTCTTTGCCAGCCTTGGAATTGATCCCGTCAGCCTTTGCGACAGGAACCGCAACGCCTGGCCCGAAATTCATCTCAACCAGCTCTTTGTTGACCTCGTGCATGGCCTCGCAAATGATCTCGCCCACGAAGGTGAGAGCCGATAGGAGGAAGTCAGACTGGTCTGTGCCTAGGGAATACGACCCGCCGTTGCCGTTCTGACCAAGCTCCATGAACTGAAGCAAGGCAGACTTAGCGATCTGCCCGTCCTCATATACGAGGGCATCCTTGACCTTGTCGGAGTCGAATTGGTGCTTGATGACTTCAATCTGGTAGACGTCAGGCATGCAGATGTAAGCCTGTTCATGGAGGACGAAGCTTTGCAGCGAGTCCTCAAAGTCGTCAATGTCCTCGCTTTTGGTTCCGTACTTGAATTTACCCACAGGGGTACTAAGGGCAGACCTCTCGGTCCCGATCGCCATGAGCTTCAAAAGGAAGTTCTTGCGAGCCCATGCCCCATAGCAAGACCTGAGGAGGCTGACGCCCTCATAGTTGTCGCCCTCGCGCTCAAGCGTTAGGATGACAAGGTCTTCGACCGGGATGCGCACCATTTGCGCAGATTGCTTGTCTACGGTATCCCCGTAGGCGTATTGCTCGATTGCGGTGAGGCCTTTTTGGCCGTCGACGATCCATCTCTCGACCGTTTGCTGCTTGCGAAACCCGATCCGAGGGACGTGAATAGCGCCGAGCTCAGGGTGCTCCGCGACTGCGAAGGCTCTCTCGAAGACGGCGTGCCCAAAGTCGAACATGGTGAGGCATTCGGTGAGGAACTGGCTGAATCGGACGCAACCGCCGCCGAACCAGACCCAATCAAGAGCCTTAGCGACGGCATGGGCTTCCTCCGACTCGTCCGTCGGCTCGTGGTAGAACTTCGCCGACTTGATTGGGTTTTTGAGTGCGCTCAGGATCATTCTGATCTGGGCGTCACTGCGCCGCATTTCGTCGTAAACCGTGTAAGCTTGCCGACCCTGGAGTGCTGCGAGGGTCTCCTCGTTGAAGTATCCGCCAAAAATTGAGGTGCCGGTGGCGCCACGAAACGCAGCCTGCTCGGACTCTTGAGCAATGGTCTCGGGTTTTTTGGATATACTTGCCACCGCTAGGCTCTCCTACTCAGGCTGCCGGACATTGTTTTGCTTGCGGACACGGTCGACTTGCCCCCGCCCCCGCGCGAGAAGGACACTGGGGCATTCCTGCCAAGCCAGGTGACAGCCTTCTCAATGACGTCCGGGAAGTCGTCATGGGACCAGGCCGGGAAGAACTCCAATTGGGTCATGAGGGTCGGGTACCGGTCCTTGTGGTCGGTGCAAAAAAGCACTTGCCCGCTGTAGAGCTCGGGCTGGCACATGGAAATGCGCTCGACCTTGTTCCTGGTCTCGTGAATAGGCTCGATGACGCAGGAATGCCCGACGGCATTGAGGGCGTTGGCGATGGTCGTCTCGATCCCCATAGCGCCGTTGGTTTCAACGACGAAGGTCCGGACGTTGTGCTCAAGGCAAAGCTTGGCACCAACGCCTATGGTCGCAGTCAGATCCATCTTGGTATCGATTGCCCCAAAGACGATCCGCCGCTCATTCACATTGACCAGGATGAATGCCGGATAGTCGCTCCCGTCCTTGCCCTGCGAGGGGTCAAAGAAGGCGAGGTTGGTCCCCAGCTTGGTATTGAATTGCTCAGGGCGCACGTAATGCAGCCGGTCCAGGGTGAAGATCCTGGAGCCCTCTGGCAGCGGCGAATTGAGGTATTGGCAGGCAAAGAATATTTCGGATATCTGCCTTTTGATTTCCTGGATCTTCGCCTCTGGCATGAGGTCCGGGTACATCGGCCGACCGTGCTGGTCGTAAACGCCCTCGACCTCGAAGTGCCAGCCTTCCTTGCTTTGAACGTAGGCGATCACGTCATCCAGGTGCCAGCGGGTCGCAATCAGCATGGTTTTCTTGAGCGGAATGACCTTTGCCAAGCCCTGGCCGTCGGGAACCGTCACGTCGATCGGGACTAGCAGTGGGGTGAGGGTGTCAAACCAGCGCTTTTTGGCCTCGCGTACGGCGCGAGACTCCCGATCGTCCTTGTCGCAAGGGTCGTCTACTATGATGACGTTAGGATGGACGCCGTTAGTGGATCCGCCGGCGGTCCTAAACGAGAGAGAGAACCCCTTGGCCGACTCGTCGCGGCCGATAATATTGACCGCTACCTCAGTGTTTTTGCATTCAGGGTCTCTTGTGATGCCAAAGACGAAGGCATAGAGGCTGTCAGACCCTTCGCCGATGTAGTGGTTTAGGTGAGCCGAAACCTCGTCCAACAGGGCCTGGTTCGCCGATGTATAGAGGAACCGGATCTTGGGGCTTACCGTGGCCCAGACCCACAGAATGAACGCCTCGCCGTATAGGGTCGTCTTGTAGGTGCCCCGAGGCTTAAGCCTTGCGAAGCGGTCTTCGGTCCAAAAGTTCGCCTGCAGATCGTCTGCCCACCGCCGGTGCGGGTTAGGCAGCATCTTGTCGAAGCCAAGGACGCACTTTGCGAAAAAATAGAGGGACTTGGCTGAGGCTTTGCGTACAATTTGGACATAGGTCTGGACGTCAGATGGCTCCAGCCTTACGGTGCCGGCAATGTGCGCGCGCAGGATCCTGCAGGCTCGCATCCCAAGGGTAAGGAGGTCGGGGCGCTTACTCAAAGCCACCTCCCTCGTCTGTTTCGAGAAGCTTCCCAATTGCCTGCTCGATTTGGTCATCCGTCAGAGGTGCGATCAAAACCGGTCCGCCGTCTCGCCCGGTGTGCTCGAGGCGCTGCACGTCACGCCATTCTTTAGGGCGCCGGTTCTTGAGCCAAAAGATCGCGGCCGTTGTGTTGCCCGCCATCGCTTGCTGGAACAGAGACGCCTCAACGAGGTCATCAGCTACAGATTTCGCCTCTTTTAGGGCCGGAAGTAATTCAGGGTGTTTACCCTTCCACAGCCTGAGCGTTCTGTCTGAAATGCCAATGTTTTCAGCTATTTCAAGGTCGGTTAGGCCTTCGGTTGCGAGCCGAATAATTATTTCCGCTACGCTCTCGTTGAAAGACGATGGACGGCCGACTGATGTGTGGTCCTTTTTCGTCATAGTCAGCATGCCACCTGTGGCCTAGAGTCGGCCTTCGTGGGTCTGACATAACGACGTCTTGCCGGCTTGAGGGCAGCGAGACGCTGCAGAAGTGCGCTCTGGATTTCGTCCATGAAGTCCGCGCGCATTTCTTCGTCGAGAGAATCTAGGTGTGATGTTGGAATTACCTCTTGAACGAGGATCCGACCGGATGAGAGGGCAGCGATTACTATGTCACGACGTCCTTCGGGACGAATGACCGAAAAAATGACTTGGCCGTTGTCATCTTTATGGATGAAACCCAAGCTGCTGCCCCGACGTTGTGTAGTGTTGGTCCTGAACCAAGAGTCGGGCTGGATGAGGAGATACTCAAGTGGCTGTTTAGAGGGAACCGTAAGGGAACATAGGCTGCCGTAATATGACGTTATCCACAGTACTAGAGCGTAAGGTTAAATGGACTGTAAGCTTTGAGGTGTTTGGCTGAGCAGGAGAATCACTGAGGCTTTTAAAACACCGAATTGTATTTTCTAATCCGGCGGTCGCATGTTCGAATCATGCAGGGGTCGCCAACCTATTTTTCTAAACATATTTGCTTGTTACAAAACTCATCCTAAAATTCCCCGAGCCTATTGTAAATGACTTCGGGAACATATAGGGAACGTTTCGTTTAGTCTCCAGAAAGGAGCAGCAGGTCTGTAGCCGAGGACAGTGAACTCGGGACCAGGTGAGAGTACCGGCTGGTCATCTTAATATCGGTATGCCCAAGTAGGTCTCTGATCGTGGTAATCGGGACGCCGGCGATTGCCAGGTGCGAGGCGAATGTGTGCCGTAGGTCATGGAACCGTATCTGTCTGACTTCGGCGACCTTGCATGCTGCGCGGAACTTCCTCCTGATATTTTCAAACGATATTTTGAAGATCGGCGCATCGAGCTTGTCTCCTGCGCGGCTGCTCAGGATATCCATGACGATGCCATTCATCGGGACATGGCGGATCAGCTTCGTCTTTGTAGCCATTTGTAGCGTCCTAGTCCGGCAACAAAAACTGCGCCTGACCGTTATGAGCCGCCGATCAAAGTCTACCGAGTCCCTCAGAAGGCCACGCAGCTCACCAACTCTGAGCCCTGTGTTGAGGGCAACAGCCACAAGGTCGTGCATCTCGGGACTGCTCGCCTTGGTAGCAGACAGGAATTGAGCTGCCTCGTCTCTCGTCCAAAAATCAAACTTCGGTGTTTGCTGCCTGATGGGTGAGAGCTCGACGAAGGGGTTTGACTTCACATAGTCCCACGCCAGGGCATCGGCCATGATCTTGCGAGCCATGCCGCAAATCTTGTTGATTGTCCTTGGCGATATCTGATCAGTCGTCCGTCTCGCGAGCTCAGACTGCAGAGTAATCAGGTCGCGCAGCTTTAAGTCGCGCAGCGCTTTTTCTCCGAAGGCTGGAATAAGGTGTCTGTCGAGCGTATAGCGGTCGTCCTGCCACTGAGACGGTGCCTTTTTAACCAGGCAGTGGTCTCGATGCCATATTTCACAGAACTCTTTGAACTTAGTCCGAGAAAGCTCGCTGACATCAACAAGACCAAGACGCAGCTTCGATTCGAAGCGATCTGCGTCTAGTTTCCGATCGAAATTCTTCGAATGCTGCTTATTGCCGACCCGCCACTTGACGCGGTAGGTTCCGGCTATGGTTTTGTGAATTGACATAGATGAAAATCAGGATGCTCTGGGCATGTCCTTGATGATCTCAAGAAAATGCTTCCAGCGAATTCCGATCCTATGCGGTCCAATTTTCGTGCGCGGCAAAACACCCTTGTAAATCCAATCGCGGATTGTTCTCACTTCGAGGCCGGTCTCTCTGGCCAGATCCTTCACGGGCAGAATTTGTTCGGGGTCAATGTTAGATGGAACGGTTATTCCAATGGTACTCATGCGCTGTCTCCTAGCGAAGCTGTTTGATATCGCGCATTTTCAAGGGATGGGTTGGGTAGGTCTTGGATAGCTTATAGCACAGGGCATACGTCAATTCAACTGTACAAACTCCGTTAAAGTTCTCATTAGATATTCCGACTCGTCTTCAGACCCGGCAACGTGAGACCACTCCTTAAGATGTGACGCTACCTCTTTCTTCATGACTCCGCCCTCCGGGGATATGGGCGGGGTTTATACCCCCACTGTTAAAGGATTAGGCTTAGGGAATGCTTCGCTCCTGCATCTCCATAGGTGTAAGCAGTATGGATGCATGTTCACGTAATCCTCCTCCGCCGGATGGAACTGGACAACCGTGTCACATTCCTCCCAAAAACTCGATTTTACAAAACACATTTCCTCCCAGATTGGGCAACGGGTTTTCCCAGGGACCGACACGCTCACATGCTCCCAGCCGTCCGCTTCACCGTTGTATGCGATGCATCTTAGCGTTGCGCCATTGTGCTTTAGATGGAACATACCCATCGGCTCTCCTGGCTTTGACCGATACGCACCGTAGGTTCGGCGAAACTGCTCAACTCTCTCAACAGAAAACGTCATATAAAACCTCAAGCGTCGCGTTTCGTTGGCCCACATATGAACCACAACAATCTCGGTCTACAGGTGGACCACTACTCGGCATCCTGCGTGGGCTTTTGGCCCAGGGTTATATTGTAATTCTGACTCGGCTCTTCCAGCGTGAACGCCGCCACCATTTTGCGAAGCCACTTCACTTCAGACATTAGGGCTGGTTTCAAGTGTTACCCCATTCCACTTCCAATCCTATCTTCTGTGGCGGTGCTTCCTGCTTCGGGGGGCATGACTTTTTCTCAGGCGGCCGCATGTTCCAATCAGAATCAACAAGATTCATCGCAGACATCGGGCATCTTGCTGGACTTGGGTGCGTTGCCTCGCAATGTTCATTGACGGGGAAAACCTTTCCGCAGAAGGGGCACGTTACGACGCTCATTTCAGTTTCTCCAGTGCTTCTTTGACCCTATTGTAGGACTTGAACCATTTTGGCGGCATGTCTATTCCCGCTTCCAAGTCTTCGGTGAAATACGCTTGAGCCGCCCGCGCCACGTCGATCAATGCCCGAATGTTGTTGCGCATGGCGGGGATTAGTTCGGCGTTATACCCATGGGAACAATCAGCAGGAATAAACTCGGTGCCATCTGCGTTCCTCGGCGCGGTATTCGCGAGGATCTCCGCTAAATTCACGAGACTTCCAATCATACAACTCACATACTGCGCGGTTTACCTCGCCCACTTCCTCACCTAAAATCACGCACCATTTAAACGGGTCATGGTTCTGCTCGCCCCACTTGGCGTCCTGCCTCTCGCGCTCTGCCGCGATCTCCTCAAAGAGGCCTGCTCTTTTCCAGAACGCCTCAAACTCAGCATCAAATTGATCTGGGGTCATGGTGGGTCGTCCCTCGTTGTACGCTCTAATCTCGGCTGCCAGTTTGTTTTCCAGACTCATCCTTCTTTCGCTCCCGTCTTTCTTCTCAGTCTCTCCACATCAAGGTGCAGGCGCAGGATATCGACAATCTTGTCCGCGCAATTGCACGCAGCGTTGACGGTGTCCGCTGAAATATCTGTCTCTGTGACGCGGGTCATTAGGCCCTCGAGGGTTTGGACTACGCGACGGGTGTCGAATATCTCGTCTTTTACCGCGACTTCTGTCTGATTCTTTTTAACCAACGCCATTCAGATTTCCCTCCAGTATGTTTTGGATGCTTCTTATGCAATCGCGCCCATGGACCCAACGTTGAAATTTTGCCATTGCATGAATTGCTGACGCCAAATGATCAGGCACATCTGGTCGAAGGTGAGCGGCCACATCCACCCACAGCGCTATAGTTCGCCTTTGCTTGGTAAGGCCACGCTCTGCTACCCAATATCCGGTTTCGTAATAAGGGCAGCTAAATTTGACGAAGTGGCGGGCCATCCAGTGCGACAGTCCATTAATCGACCCACCAGAAGACTTAAAGATTTTCATCCACGCAGATTTGATTGACCCGGCTTGAGCGTTGGGACGATTGAAAAAGAGCGCCTGGTCTTCGTGAGAAATTAAACCGGCGATCTTGACTAGCGCAATTAGCTGGCCTGGTTTCCATCTGACCTGGCGGGGTTCATGGGCGTATCGCTCGACAATTGAGCGGACTTTTACATGGGGAAACTTTTTTTGCGTCTTTATCTTTCCGTGTTTGACGTAATACTCGCAGACATCTTGTACAAGCTTTGGTGGGTATCGAAAGCCATTGATGTCTACCCCGTTTTGTCTGGCCCATCGATCGAGGTTCGAGTTCGATGACCCGACCTCCTTTGCTAGCTGATCGATTAGCATCGTCCCGGCCAGGCGCCTGACTTTGCGCTCTTGGCTGGGCGTCAGCCTGCCTACGGGCTGTTTTTTTAATGCTTCGGCACAAACAGAGCACCATTTCGCATTGAGATGCTTTTTCTTTGGCCTGATGTTGCACTTCGGACAGATCGCCTTCATATCGTTATCCAATCCACACACAGCTTTGAGTATTCAGGGTCATCTTGGTATTCGCTCAGCTTCTCCGAAAGGGGGGACACTTTCTCGATTTCCTTTTTCACAATCAGCAGTCGCTGCGAAACCCGTGATTCCGTGATGTCGAGCATTTCACCGATATCTGCCATCACCATTTCCGCATCAAAATAAAGTTGGCAAATCATCTCATCGCGCAAACTTAAATCTACGTGATCTCGCCAACCGCTTCTGTCAGGTCTTGAATCTGCTGGAGCATCTCCGAGAGTGTCCAGGAAAGATGGGCCATCCACTCCATCCTTCGGCGCGTAGATACTGACGTCTCGATGGCGGCAACCTGATCCAGGGTAATAGATGCCATGCCTTGAAGAACCATGGCGTTCCCGTAGATAGTCGATAAAAAGCTGTTTAATTGTCGCCTTTCGTCCTCGGATAAACGCGATAGCAGCTTCTTGAGCAAAATCGTCTGCTTCATGAGCGTATCCTCGACTTCCTGCAAACGATCGGCACTGTGCTTGGAACTTTCGAATAGCGTTGTTGTCATAAGCACTCACCGCTCGATTTCTTTTATCGCCGCCACAATCTGCCTAAGCACCTCGCTGTTATCACCCTTGGCATGTGCTCTCAGCGCTGCATCCAAATGCTCCCGAACTATCATCAGGTTTGCTCGCGTACTTTCATTGCTCATATTTTTCGCCTCATCTCCGCAAACAAGGCCAAGAACAGCGGCAAACAAATGACTACCGCGATTACCCGTAGCGCTATGTCGATCAACTTGCGGACTTTCATTTCGCCCCCAAATATTTCGCCGTCCATTTTTCAAACCGGTTCAGAAAGTCAACCGCTGCCTGAAACGCCTCTTCGCTCTCTTCCTTTCCGGCTGTGAAGAGCCAAGCGAACACCTCGCGCCCCTCCGCTGCTAGGATGCGTCCTTCCAGCTCGATGCAATCCAAAAACTCAAGCGCTCTCTCGCGCTCAATGATTTCGATGTCGTGTTCTGGTCTGTCAGGGTCGAACATTAAGCTTGTTTTCATGCTTCACCACACGTTGACGATTGAGGTTCGTTTACTTCCGTCCGGGTTCTTCTTTGTGACTTGGATGCGCTTTCCCCTGTTCGTTCGAGGCGCAAGAATTTCGCATTTTTCGCAGCGTACAAGGTTTATTTCGTCTTTGAAGCGCCCTGGAGGCCCAGCGTAATAGCGCCTACAGCCGACGCAGTAGCAATTCTCGATTATCTTCATTCCGCCGCCCCCCTTCTGCGCCCCTCATAGAGCCAAGCAATCCCGCCTGACTCTTGAAAGATAGAATCATGGAGCTCTTTCTCTGCGGTGCGCAGCTTGGTTATCTCGCCATCCAGGTCGATCAATTGGCTCGACAGACGCGCCCATGTGGCGTTGTCATCTACCCACTCGCGCCGCCTGGTCTGAATCGCTTCCTTGCGCTTGATGTAGTCGCGAAGAATGGCGTGCAGGATCTCATCAGGCCTAGCCTTGAGCCTCGCGATCGCAGCAAACAGGATCTCGGTCCTCTCAACTTCGTAATCTCCGGGGCTCATACCTTCTTTAGTGCTAGTTTCCATTTTTCAGCCTCATCGTTTCGAGTAATTTCTGGTTGTCAACTGTGACCTCTTCAAGTGACCGAGGGTGCCGTTTCAGAATCGATTTAAAGTAAGCTGTGATAAGCGCTATTAGCCGCAACACGGTCGCCCCTTGTCTCGGTATTGTTACGGTTCAAGATCTGGCTGAGTGACTAGTTTTAGCTTCGTGCTTACGGTTTGAGCAGAGGCAGCTTCAGCTGCGTCGAAAAACGCCACGACATCACCAAAAAATTGCTTTGTTGAATCCGGTTTGCGCTTCTCTTTCGCTGTGGAGCGCTGGTGTTGTGGGCTAGGGGCAATCTCAACAGGGGTCGTCAGGTCAAAGACAGCGCCGCAAGATGCGCGAATGCCCGCCACTAAACAACCATCCACGCCGGTATCCCGCCCCTTGATGACAATCAGCTCAATCTTGCGGTCGTCGGAACCAAAAACAAGCTCGCTGTGGGTCGCGATAATCACGTCCGAAGCCGATACAGTGGCGGCAGGTAGATCGCGAATGTGAGGGCGCGGGTCGACGCGTCCGTACTCGGAGGTGTCACGAGCACAGATGACCAGTTTCCCCTCACCAGCAAGCACCTCAAGGGTATCGGTCTCAATAGGCACATCGAAGATCACGACGTCGGCTTTTGAAACATCCCCAATGGTGTCGAGCGTCCTTGGCGGGACCAGAGTGCGAAAACTGATGTCTCCGGGATTCCCGGCGAAGGCACGTAGGAACACAGCTATGCGTTGGAGCTCGTCTTCGGTGAACCCATTCATTGTGGCGATGGACTTTTTTTCCATCCAAGCGCCAGCGGCAAGGGCATGCAAAATAGATCTCGTCTTGCTAGCCGAGTAAAAGACCACGTTGGCACCCTGCTCGGCAAATTGGAGTGCGAAGTGCGTTAGAAGCGAGGATTTACACGATCCAACCCTGCCGCATACGGTCACAGCCGAGCCGCTTACGAAGCCGCCTCCAAAAAACTTGTCGAAGTCAGTTAGGCCAGTTTTAAAAATCTTCATGCTGCTATCTCGCATTTTCCAGCTCCTAAAGTTTGCGTCTGTATATTTCGTTTCTAAACGACTCGCCTGGAACGTGGATAAACCGCACGAGTTCTTTGAACCTGTCCAGAATTCGGATGTCGTATGTTTCTTTCAAATGTTTTGAGTCAAGGTTCGAAGTAATCATGGTCGGGCGCGCATGGCGCAATCTGGCATCGATTACCGCAAGAATTTTCTCCTGCGCCCAGTCGGTAACTTTTTCAGCACCAAAATCGTCAAGCGCCAGTATTCTTGGAGCGGAAAACATCGAAATAACATCGTGAACCCTACCGCCTGATGTACCTGCGTCACGAAGGACATCGAGGAGCGAAGCGACCGACGTAAACTTCACTGTAAGCTTGCCATCGCCCCATTTCATGAGCAGGCCCTTTACCAGGTGCGTCTTACCCGTGCCGACTGGTCCGTGAAGCATCAGCCCTTTTTGATCCGGGGTCCAGTCTTGGACTACTCTTAGCGCAGCGGCCGTCTCTGGCGTTCTTGGGACATAGTGGCAAAGTTGTTTCGAGTAAAACTCCTCTGCCGCGATCCCAGTGCATCCAGTGGTTAGTAATAGCGCTGGGTTTATGTCGTCATTTAGACATTTTTTGATCGCCTGTTTTGTTGGCTCTAGGTTCTCTTCGGGCGCCCTAAGCCACTTTTCAAGCATGAGGCTTTTGCCTTCAGCTGGATTTAGCCTATCAAGCGCCTTCAGCGCTTCGTCTAGGGCTGTTCGTGCGTCGACAATCATGCCCCCACCTCGTCAAGCACGTCGAACACCGTGCGCTTTTGCTCATCCTGGTACGACTTCGAGGACGACGATGACCCTGATGGCCCGCGCTTCATCCCAGCTACGATGCTGTCGATTTTTCTGGTACCTCCGGGCTTCGTGATGCGTAGGCCACATGGCGATAGCGCGACTGTGCGCCAAAAGCTGTCGCGTTTCACAAAGTCCAAGACCGCACGGATATCTGCCTCCGAGTAGCCGTCAACGCTGCGCAGTATTCTCACTGCGTCCGCCTCACGATCCCGGTTGCACTTTTTCTTCGGGGCTACCGTGAGGGCGTGCTCATGCCAGGCGTCGGCGATTTCGAAATCAAACTCGCTGGGTTTCTCTTTGGCGGGGCGAGAAGTTTTTGGGTCGGTCGCTGTGGGACCCCCGCAAGCGTCAGCTTCGGGGTTTATATATTCTCCTGTATTTGTATTTTCTTCTTTAAGAGTAGGAGTAAGAGTAAGAGTAACGTTCGGGTTTGGTTGGTTTTTGGTTCGGATGTCGTTCGGATGTCGTTCGGATGTCGTTCGGTTTTTCCGAACGGTTCGTTCGGTTTTGGTTCGGATGTCGTTCGGTTTTGGTTCGGATTGGTTATCCGAATTGGTGGCATTTGCAGGCACAGACGACCCGTATTTTTTCTTGCGAGCATCGGCACTCGCCTTCCCGGCGGCGGAAGCAGCCCCACACCGGGCGGCGTACCATTCTAGATACTCAGCAGTGCCGCTAACGTAATAGCCATCGTCTCGCCTTTCGACTAAACCGACTGCTTCGGCTTCCGCGAATTCCCCAATATCGAATACTTTACTGGGTATAAGCTTCCTGCCTTTCCCCCAATATTTTTGGGCAACCTCCCATAGTTCGATCATCA